CTGCATAGACATCTCAGCATCATCATACACTTCAGTAATTACTTACTGGTTTCTGATATTCTTCTATAGCTTCCCGTAAATTTCTAAATGTAAGAGGCGTATCTGGATTCTCGTCTAAATGTCCTACTGGCCCATAGAGATTAGATATTCGCCAATCTTTGGCACAAAAGATTTGTTCTCCTATTGCAAATATATGGGCACTTTGTACAATTTCTATCTGAGCATTAAAGCACATCCAATTATCTGCGGGAGTAGGAGTAGGAGTAGCTACTACCACTCTAGCCTCTGGTGTAGGATATGGGGTATATGTAGGTAACGGTTCTAATACAGGATTATAACATCCTATGATTCCTATACTTAGTAAACCTACTAAACTGGCTAGTAAATATTTCATACTCGTCTTACCTTATAATCTTCTAAATATGCATCAGCTTGTAATGAGTCTGGATAACTAAATACATCTATATTACGTCCTTGACATAAAGGGCATACTTTATGAGAATAATCTGTCTTCGTTAAAAAATCATGGCACGTATAATAACCAACTGGTAAAACTATATACCCTTTATTATAACATAATTTACACACTACTCCCCCTATTGTAAAAATAATAACCATACCCCAATTGCAATCATAACATCGGCACTTGCCGCAATATACATCCCAATAAGCATTAATTTCTCTGCTCTAGACATGGCATACCTCTACCTATCAATTATCTAATTCATCAAAGTCCAATGTTTGAACATCCTTTTTTTCATCCTTAGGTCTATTTCGACCCGAAGGATTATAAGAAATTCCTGGCTTATTAAAGGTAGGTTTGAATACAGCCTTTTCTACAAAGACATCTCCATTTAATCCGAATGTACCAACATAATCTATGCCATTATTTAAGAACCATATCTGATGGGCTGTAGTCTGTTTGATTACAGGAATCATAAAGCCCTGTTCTGATAAAGATTGCATCCACGTTTTAACTAAGGGTTTACGTTGTCCCCCAAATTCCCTGATTCCCCATTGTCTATTCTCTCCCTTGCGTTTACGAGCATCAGCATACTCATCTATGTCCCGTTCTTCCATAGGAGTTTTCTCATGCCAATCAGGTGTATGAGCCTTTTGAATATCTTGTTTAGGCTTATATTCATCCCAAAATTCGGGGTCTATATAACTATTTATAGCTTCGCCAGAGGTATTGACCCAATGCTTTTTAGGTGTTTTACCATCTAATTCATACATAATCTTACCCTGTTTATTTTTACGGGTTTCCTCTTTAAAATGTCCTAAAGCCTTTCCTACTTCTAAACCTATTTTATTTTGCCAAGTGATAAACCCCTTTTCAGACATATCAGAAGGTGGTGGATTTTGTTTAACTGTTTCCCCCGCAATATAATTAGCATAATCTGTACGTAAATCTTTAACTTTCACATCGGGATTATCCGCTAATTCTTTAAATCTCTTCCTATTTCTACTAGTAGAAGTAGCAAAGATTTTATCTGAACGTCCTTTATCTTCCATATGATGTGCTATGGCTTCAGCAATTTTTTTATTCCGTTTAGTAAAACGTAGGGGTCTATTGTGTTTCCCTCTGAACATTAGAGTAATGCTATCCCCTTGTATTTGGACATCCTGTTTCCGTAAGTCTACTGCCCCCATTCCAGTTAAGTCACCATCATCATGTGTACGAGCTTCCCCACCATGCCTGATACCCAACAAACCCACCAAAGCTAAACAAGTATCGGTGGGACTAGCCTTAAGTTGGTCTACACCCATATTACGTAATTTTCTAATACCCTTTTGTATATCTCCTTTATTGGTTCTAAAATCTTTCCAACCCTGTGCCTTCTTGTTTTTCCTATGGGTAGGGTTATAACTATAGCCCAATTCATTAGTTTCAGGATGTCTCCATTTAGCTTGCACAGGTAAATCTTTATCTACAGCTACATGCACATCCACAGCATCAAGAGGAACCTTTGTGTCACCATGATTAAGAGCCTCTTTTTGTTCTACAATTACTGGATTCCCAAGCTTATCTTTCTTTTTTGGTAGTCGTTGATGCATAAAGGGGGTACTTCCATCTGCTGCTTGCTCTAAATTTCTGGGAGCGTCTGCATGAGTAGCTTTATCCCCATTCTCATATTCATATACATTATGACCATGCTCAGGATGGGGTACTAGACCCACGAAAGTACTTTCTTTATCTTGAATAGGTTCTTGTTTTTGTTTATGGGAATCTATCCACTCAGCCGTGGCATCAACATATGTTCCCTTCTGCTTACCCGTATAAATTCTAAACCCTTTACCTCTAAGTTCACCAACTTCAGCATCATCTATATACCTACGTTGGCCCTCAGGTAATTGATCTAGGTCTAGATCATCAGGTTTAGGAGTAGTCACTCTTATCCCTCTTCAGGTTCTTCTTCAGATTCTGGGTCATTCACATTTTCATCTTCGTCTTCATTGTCATCTTGAGCTAATTGGGCTTGAGCCATTTCATCTGTATCCACTTCTTCTTCTCCTTCTTCTCCACCTTCAGCGGGTGCCCCACCCATCATCTCCTGTTGCTGTTGTTGCAACTGTTGCTGTTGTTCCTGCTGTTGCATTTGCTGCATAGTTTGCTCAATCTGAAGTGCCTGTGATTCACCCTGGAACTGGGTCAGAGGTACTGACTCACCTTCAATAACGAATGCGATTTCTTCCAGGTTGGCTCCTTGGTCTTGAAGTTTAACAGTAAAGCCCATTTGATTCAACTGACTAGCTACAGCAACTCTCTGTTGAGCGAAGCTAATTCTAGTGGCTTCAGCCTTTTCTTCTGGTGTAGGAAGTTCTAATCTCCAATCTGTAATCCCAAAGGCATCTAATAATAAGGGAAAAACTTTGTCGTGGAACATGCGCTGGTCACCTTCCACCACACGACTCATAACTACAAGCTGTTGAGTTTGGGTAGACAATCCACCAAAGGCTTCTGGTGCGCCCTGCCAAGCAGGGGTGACTCCCCACATAGCAGCAATACGTTCCCTTACCTCTTGACGGACAGGAAGATAATCCATTTCCTGTAGTGTATGGAACAACCTAACCATGTCAACTCTACCCCTATTATTTCTAGCTGATACTGCTACCATAGGGACAAAGTTAGGATCCATACGAGTTTGAGCAGCCATATTAGAACGCTCACGCCTTAATGATTCAGGGTCATCAGTAAAGACCATAATCATAGACGCTGGCATCTTACGCTCAAAGAAATACCTATATAAGTTTTTATCCATACCAATCAAGGTAAGAGCTTTCTCAAAGACGGTAAGGATAGGACTCCACCCATAGGTTTCACTAGGGGAGAACTTAGAGACATGAATAACTTCACTATCGAATAGATATATATGCTTGTTCCTATGATAGTATTTGTACATAACAGGCTGGCATAACAGTTTACACCCTGTATGTTCACAAGTTTGTGGGGTATCTTGAACATCATCTCTATGAATAGGACATAAGAAATGAGCATTTTTTGGAAGTCCCACAGTATCTAAATCAAATTCAACAAGGGCAGGATTTAATCTACGTATTTCTATAATTTTAGAATGTAGAGACTCATCATCCATAATCTTATATTCTTTAGCTAAGTATAAAAAGCCATCATCTACAGTATTAATATCATAATGGAACTGTTTTAAGACCTCTTCTAAACTCTGGTCAAAAACGTTACAGTCATCTAAGAATTTAGTAAACCGTTCTTGTTGTTCATGATCTGGATCTGTTTTAAGAGCCTTCCATTGTATGCCCCGCCTAAAGACCTCACTAGTAATGTGACTAATAGGACTACGAATTTCTTCAACAGACATAGCAATGGTTTGTATATCCTGAACTAACTGCTGTCGATAAGCCATTTGATGGCGTACCCATGTATTTACTACATGGTCTAATCCCATTGTAGGCGCAGTTCCTACATCTCCTGAAGCCTTCATTAACTGAAACATACCCAGTTGAGCATTCAAATCTGTAATTTGTTTAGCTAAAGCAGGGGTTTCAGGAAGGTAGTCTGATAATTTCATGGCTAATCCTTGCGGTTAGTTAATTTTTCTATGTCAGAGGAGAGAGTTAATTTAAGTAGGGTTTCCATTGCTAACTCTTTCAATAAGGTACCCTCTGATTTAGATGCAGATATACGAAGAGTGCTTATCTCCTCCTCATATTTTACTATTTTTTCTCGCATTTTTGCAAGTTCTTCGTCTTTTTCTTCAAGTTCTTTTCCATGCTGCGGATACCTTAAACCTTCAAGTTCTCTGGTATCTGTGATACCAAAAGGTGTAGTAGCATTTTGTAAAACTCCTAATCTAGAAGCTTCTTTTACTAACGCAATAAACCCCCCTTCTGTAAGAACAGTTACAGCAGGGCTATCATCCTCCACATCATCCTCTGGATTCATATCTCTTAAGATATCATGCCATGTATCTAAGATGCGCCATGTTTGAGTCCCCTCATCTTTAGTAGCGATATACTGGGACTCTCTATCCCTTAATATATTACCTATCATTCTATTCCTCCTACTATTTCCTAATGACTATGGGGATTTACTCCCACTTTATTAAGCAACCGATTAACTATACAACCCATTAATAGCCATGAAATTACTAAGCCTAGTCCATACATAGCTAAGAGAGGCACTGGAAGAAATCTTCCGATGGACATAAGTAAGACATCTTCTAACGTATGAATAGATACAAATCCAAACATGACTCCTGAAAATAGGGTTGCCTTATAAGACTGTAAATAATTTTTAACTAATTTCACAAGCACTCCATCCACAACTTTTACAAGAAATACACCCACTTTCTTGGACTAATGTGGGGGAATCACAAGTACATGTTAACACAGAAGTAGGTTCATGTCCAGCCACTAGAACCTCTTTTTCCCTACTCCCACTCCTATAAATCGTAATTCCCTTACAACCAGTTTCCCATGCGCTAAGATAGGCTGTATACACATCTTCCATAGTAGCGTCATGAGAAAGATTTATAGTCTTAGAAATACCTGAATCTACCCAATTTTGAAACGCTGCTTGCATTTGAACATGTTCTTCTGGAGAAATTTCAGGGGAGGTAACGAATACCTCTTTGACCCATTGTGGTACATCATTTAAATTTTGCAAAGATTCACCAGTACTTAAAGCTTCCATCAATTCTTCTGAATAAAATCCTTGTTCTTTAGCTACCTCCTCAAAATATGGATTAACGTAATATAACGTCTTACCCTCTAAAATGTTTTGCTTCTTCCATACCAATGCAAAAATAGGTTCAATGCCAGAAGCACATCCTGCAATCATCGAAATAGTTCCCGTAGGAGCTACCGTTACTCTACACGCATTACGATAATTTTCATACATCTTATAGGAACTCTTAGTCCATGCTGGGAAGGGGCCACGTTTCCCGCCCAAATTTAACGAAGCCACATCAGTGGCAGAACGAATATATTCCATTAAAGAACTACCAATAACTTGGGCATCCTTACTATTATAAGGTACTCTCAATTGAGTTAACAAATCAGCAAAACCCATTATTCCCAATCCAATTTTGCGTGTTGCTTTAGTCATTTCTTCAATATCTAATACTGCATATTTATTAGCATCAATAACATTATCC